CAAACCAGCAGAAGACATGAAGGAAATTACTTGTAGTATCTTCAGTACTGGTAAGATTATCATAACAGGGGCGGAGACTCTCAAAGAAATTGCATTCGCATATAACATCATCAACCAGCACATCAATGAGAGACCTGACATTAGAGTGTCGAGAACTGTGGAGACTGATGTCTTTGACATATTTTTAGGATACAGGTGTGAGCCAATGATTGAAACACTCAAAGCAAAAGGATTTCAATCTTGGATGCAGACGATCACCAATAGACAAATTAATTTCTGATGTAATAATAACAAAATGTCTCAACGACTTGGTATGGCCGATGGTAGGTGTTTCACCATACAGTCTTCTGCCCAACTTTTCAACAACTACGTGATGAAGCAAAACAACATTACGTTCGAGGACAACTACTCGTACCGTAAATTACTTCAGACCCAGGGTCCCAGTATTCTCTCCAAGGTACAGGAGGAGCAGGGTAAAGCGAACTGTAACAACTGTGACAAACCTCTTCTCAAGATTCCCGATATTTACTAACTGAGCTAAATCACGAAAAAAACTTTAACCCCATACTCTAGAATGTCAACATGTGCCATATGTCTCAGTGAAGTCAAATCGACGAGGACAAACCCTCCGATTCGATGTGGACATGTGTTTCATTCCAACTGTCTAGAGAAATGGAAAGACCAAGGTAAGAATACATGCCCAACATGTAGAAAGGTTTTTGATGCTTCACAATTTAAAATTGTCGTCACGATTCAAAACAATTACACAGCGACGGGGAACTCTGTGTCCTTGAATGAAGAATCGATATTCGATGTATTAGATCTCTTTGATATCAACTTCGATGTCGAAAATCAACCAGATTTAGACAGTATTCTTGATGACCTTGGGATGAGTCTTACCGACTTTGATTCCTCGATTCTTGACACAGAATGAGCTGCAATACGTTTCATAATTCAATCCAGGATAGTTCCTTGAAGCCTTTCGAGGATCCGTAATAGCCTTACCTCTTGCATCAGTCAGAAGTGGACCAGTCGCCCACCCACGCTTGTGACTGAATACATTCGATTTGAAAATGATACGTTTACCAACATTGAATGGCCCAGCCCTCTTTACCCTAGATTCTGGAACTTTGAAAAACTTGACTACAGATGCCACAGTGTCCCCAGGTTTGATCTTGTATTCAACAACCCCATGCTGTTTGTAGAAGTGAAAATCTCCTTGACGGATATAGTTTGATGGACGCCCAGGAGAAACGAACATCATAACTTTATAGTATCCCTTTTTACATTTCTCATTAGCTCCTGCTTTGTAGACAATTTTGGGATTGTCTGAAACAACGCGCTTTGGGAGACTTGTACAGTGTGTGTATGAATGATTTCCATTCGAGAGTCCAGACCGATCACCGGGAATGGACTTTTGCCACCTATAGGCTTCATAATCACCAACGGCATAGGCATAACAGTTGTTATTTCCTATACCTTTCTGGGAACCCCACCTCCGATCGGTGTACTTACTCTCAGAACCACTCAGAGGGAGTACCTTCATTTATAATTGATACAGAAAAAAATCTCCACTTGTAATAAATGATTCAAGAAGTAACCAAGGCCAAAACTCGCTCCGAAGCACTCATGGAATTTCTGGTGTTCGTGCTGACCATTCTCATCAGCACATTCCTTCTCCGTGTCGTGTGGAACAGGTCTCTTGTGAAGCACATCTCCGTTCTCAAGCCCATCAACACTATGTTGGACGCTTTCGTCCTCGCCCTCTCTCTCCAGATTGTGCGTGGCATCTAATTTCATTATTGATAAGTTGATACAATCAACTCTTGAATAATAAATGTTTACATCTCGGTGTATCCGACAGACGTTTCACCATTGGGACCCTTGAGGGTGGGGAAAGCATCCATGCCATCACACCCACCCTCATCACAATTCACAAATGTATGGGGCTTTCCATTCTTCTTCATGTAGTCAAGTTGTTTGACTGTCCAACCACAACCCATAGTTCCGAAAACAGTCCATTTCTTACCCCCACCAGTGGAGGATTTCTTCTTGGTCTGAATAAGTATGACAATAGCGATTAGCGCGAGAATGATGAAAGCGATCATTATTTAATATAGGTTACTATTATTTTCTACGAATGATAGGCTTTCGTATTTTAGGTGTAGCTTTTAGCATAGCAGCTGCACGAGCGATTGCAGCTTTTTTATCGACTGGAGACTGAAACTTCTTTTTGGGAACCATTATGACCACAGGTTTTTGGGGTTTGATGACTGGAATCACGAGTGGTGCACTCTTCTCACCCGTGAAAAAAGACTTGGAAAGAACTTCCTCGAAGCTCAAATTCACCGTCTTGTTACCCCTCAGCCTATAGTTCTTTACAACATTCGAATTATTTACAAGATACTTGTCTGATAAAAGAGACTGCACAAATGTTTTCACTATACGTTCCGTCGTGGTCCGTGGTTGTCGAACCATGGCGTGTATGGAATTTAAGAATGCGTGTAAATCGTAGTGTTTATCAGACTTTCTCGAAATACCGATATTTTTGTAATTATTGGCGTTTATGAGAGGGTTCTTAATTCTTGGGAATACAGCAAATCCAAAATCAATTATGACAGCTTCAAAACCTGCATTCGAAATTGTGAATGTCTTGTTACTCAACTTGATTTTCATATCCTTTGTGGGCACTGGACGCACCAAAATATTTCCAATGTGGATATCGTGATGACGGAACCCTGGATACTTCTGTTGAATACGGTAGAGGTTATAGATTACCTGTGTCATGACTGATTTGATCGCACTGAGTGTAGGTTTGTTCCACATCCACTCACCCAACTCTTTACCATTCACGTACTCAGAGTAGAGAATATCCTTACCATCACACGATTTGTAGAGGTACATCTTGGGAACCCCAAAACCTTCCAACTTTTTCGCGATGGTAAATTCCATCTTTAGATTCATTTCATCGAAGAAATTTTTGAAAATTTTCAACGGTACATTATTCGTCTTTTCACTCAGTGAAGGTAGTCTGACTTCTTTATAGACGATGTACTTTTCACACCCCTCATCTACACACCCACGATACACTTTACCGTACTTACCTTCACCAATTTTTACAGCTCCCTTGGTCATTGAACCATTTTCCCTTTTCAACCAGAGGTGTGACGCAGGAGCACACGCCTTCTTACCCCTAAGAAGTTTCTTCACCTGAGCGTTCATTATTATATTCGTAAGAAGATTGTTTCATCTTACCAATGAGGAATTTTAGGACGAGTCCATTAGGGCTCGGAACTTGGATTTATTTACTGGTCATCAACCTCGTCGACTTCATCTTCTTCGACCTCAACATCAACTTCCTCATCGGGAAGATTGAGACCCTGGAAAGCAAAGGAGGGAAGCTTCGCAGACTGCTCGAGAAGAACCTGTTGGAGACGGATTGTTACACCGAACTTGTTATCGATGAACCAGATCTGGTTGAGATCGACGATCGCCATACACTTCTGCCCCTTCTCAACAGTGTCGAGTAAGACCGACTGCTTAGTCATAGAATACGCCTCTGGTACGAAGGTGCCGTCAGGCTTGGTGAGGATCTTGAGCTTGATAGTAGAGGGGTACTGCTCCTTACCAGGGCGGATCATAGGCTTGTAGAGTGCCTCCTTGAGGACTGCTACATTGAACTCCTTACCGAGCCACTCTTTGGAGTTGGCAGCTACAGTGTTCACGATGATATCGTCAAGTTCCTTGAGCTTGTCGTGAACTTCCATAGCCTCAGCGTTGTCACTATCGAAAGATAGATCGAGAGAGTAGGAAGTGCGTCCAGTACCTTCATCAGTGAAGGCGCTCATACCGTAAGGAGAACGCATGAAAGGAAACTGGATGTAGAGTTTCTTGTTGTCGCCGGCGTTGAGGTAGACGGCTTTACCGCCATTTTTGTTTTTGCGAAGTTTCGAGAATTGCACAGAGGAGGCAGAGAATTCGGTAGATTGCTGAATAGAGAGCGACATTGTTGGTTGGTTATATTTATATTAGGTGGTTCGACTTTAAGTTATTTTTTTTGTTGATATATA